ATCTCCCGCATATCCTCTTCTACCAGGACGAGAATTAGCTCTTACGAATTGTCCCATTACGCCATTGCCTCCATGCTGTGCATTAAATTATACATTTTTTGTGCGCCGAGTTCACGGTCGCCACCGCCCATGCCTTTAACAGCATCGGACGTCATAACAAATTCTCCTTGTGCTAGTAAAGCTCTAACATCGTCGTGCTTCTCTGCTTTACCATGAGGCTGATAGCCTCCTGCATCTCTCATATCTAATTGCATTCCATCTTTAGAAGGAATGACGGGTTGTCCTAAAGCATACCCTGTTCTTGGTAAGCCACCTTGTGCTTTTGAGTCTCTTTCTATTTTTAAATCTCTCATTCTTTTTGAATATCCGCTTTGAAATAAAATATCTTCAAATACATCATGATAAGAATGTTCTTCAGCTTTAGGATTACCCGCTTCATACAATTTGAACCAATTTTGAAAATCAGGAGAGCGTGTAATTCCACTTACATCTAAGTTACTATATATTTCATTCAGTTTTTTTTCTCTTTCATCTAGCCTGATTTCTTCTTTGTCGAACTTTTTTACTTTATCAATATAATATTTATTGGCAATCGGTTTGCTTTCATCATCAACGAGAAATTCTTCATGGTCTTCATATCGACCTTCTATATCTGAAGCTTTATTTTCTAGGTCTTCATATCTTTTTTTAAGCTTTAGAAGTGTTTCAGGCTCAGGAAATTCTCCTTTTTGTACTAAAGGAACTGTTTCCGCGTCTGTATAGAATTTATCAGCTTCTCCCATTATTCCTTCCCATTCACTTGTCATTCCTGACAAAAATCTATCCTTAGGATCTCCACCTTCAAAAGATCCTATTCTCCCTCCAGTATTAGCTTCGACAACTTGTTCTTCAACCACTTCTTCAGGGGCTTCGGTTGTTCTATTTGCAGCCCAACTTTTTAATTCATCTATGCTGGTAGGAGAACGTCCAAATATTTCATAAAAATCTTCTAATAATTTTGGTAAATCTTCCAGTTCTAGTATAGGAGTATCGGTTCCTGCCATCTCAATATCTTCTTGTTTTTCAACAACTTCACTATGAGGGCTACCCCCTATATCGTATCCGATTCTTCCACCTGTTGATGCTTCAACCACTTCCGCTTCTTCCACTTCTTCTCCACCTTTACCGGAAACAGCTACAAGCATTTCAACCAGTTCGTCTTTAGTTCGTCCTCTTAATTGTTCCATAGGAAAACCCATGGCTGTTAACATTTTAATAAGTTGAATGAGCTCTGCGTCTGCATTTTCTTGAGGAGGTTTTGATAGTTGTGCCGGCATCGTGGGGGTTGAACGCTCTTGCGCTACCCTTGGGTCCATTGAAGGACGGCCAGCATTCATTGAAGTTGGTGCTCCTAAACCTAAAGGATTCATAGAGCCAACTCCTTGATTCATATTTGGATTCATATTTTGATTCATAGCAGCTTGTGGTCCAGCATACAATCCTATATTTGCAGGTACTCTTCCACCTTGAGCACTTGTAAAGATAGGTTCTTCCTCTCCGAAGGGAAAATATTTTCTATATTTTAAATAAGCGTCGTGTCCTGCAGTGTCGGCTACATCAGTTATTTTATCTTCTTCCTCGTCCATACTACCAGCTAAAGATAATACACCTGATGCTGCTCCTATTTTCCATGCAGGAATTCCTTTCCAGTTCACATTCCCCCAGCCCGTAGCATTCTTATCTAAGAGACCTGGTCCATAACGATAAGCACCATACATTAAAGCTAATTTACCTAGGTCACTTTTAAGGACCTTCTTAACTGGCTTGGTAGCTTTTTTGACAATTCTTCCTAGTGATTTAAATAATCCCATAAACTTCCTTGTAATTTGTGATAGCAGGTTGAAGGGAAATCCTGAAAAAACCCTGTAACTATATACTTACTTTACTTTTTTGCCTTCGTCAATGAATCTTCCACGAAAACCATGGGTCCCGTAATGGGTAATATAGGCATCTACATTGGCATATATCTTGCCTCCGATGTCCACCCAGCGTTTGCAGAAGGCATAATCTTCCCCTAAAAAGACTCCTGTTTCAGCATTGAAATCCGTATCAAAGAAATTCCATACGTTTTCACTCGTTGACATGAGTCCGTTTACCAATTGTTTTTGTTTAATTTTTAACTTAGGATAGGCCTTCATCATCTTTTCAAAGACCTCTCGTTTAATAAGCATACATCCTGCAGGTCCGCGAATGATTTCACATAAGCCTCCCTTGCTTTCAATTTTATTTCTATTAGGAAACTCTAGGCAAAAATAATGAGGACAATCTTCTATAGGTTTACCTGATTTAGCCGCCTGTCTTCGTGCTTTATCCCAGTCAAAAACCTTCATGGGATAAGGAGTTAAAACAATATCCTTGTCGTGCGCCATCATGACCGGAATCGAAGTAGGATCAAATTCAATATCTGAATCTACAAATAACATGTGGGAACAATTAGAATTAAGGAAATCCTTAACACATAGATTTCTTCCTTGGGTAACCAAGGAGGAGTGAACCATGTGAAATTTAGTTTGAATCTTCTTATGAAAACAAATGGCTTGAAGTTCTAAGACTGATTTAACATAGGAAAGAACTAACGTTCCCATGCAAGGCGTCACTACGAATAAACTATTGGGGGTCGTAACTTGAGCTGGTTCCTCAATGAGTTTAGTTCCATCGACTGTATTTTGAGGAAAGAGTTTAGAGCCTTCTTCAAATTTATCTTCGGTTAACAACCCATCATTCAGCTTCATGAGAAATTCCTTTCGCTGCTAAAGCATTGTTTAAAAAAGCGACCCATTCTTTAATCCGTTCATCCCAATTATAAAAATGATTGAAATGTTGACGTTGGTTTTCTAGACGTTGTTGGATCTCATCGGTTGGTAAAATTCTTTTAATATAAAGGAGATGAGCTGCAAATTCTTCAGCTAGCTTTTTGGGATTGGTATCATAATTAACGTAGTAGCCATAGTCTCCACAGGTTTCTGGAAGGGCTCCGAAGTTAGTGACCAGGGGAATATTTCCCGCGGCCATGGCTTCAATCGCCGAGATGCATGAAGTTTCTTCCCAGATACACGGATAAGCAAAGACATGGGTGGCCTGCATGGCATCAATAATTTCTATATTAGGTTTGTAACCTATGTAATTTACATTATCCATTTTACGTGCATGATTATAAATAGTTTCATATTGTTTTTCGTTGGCCTCTTTAAATTTATCTCCATAAAGTTGGGTAGAACTATAAACATCGAGTTGAATTTCATTGCTTACAACATGATGCATCGCTGCTAGAAGAACATTAAGTCCTCTCCAGGGCGTTGAAACATGAATAAGTCTTAAGGGTTGATCTGCTTTATATCGGGATCGTTGACGCCATTCAACTTTGGGTAAGGCGTTCTTAATAACACGACAACGACTAGTAGGAAGGTTAAAATAAAGCCTATACTTTTCAAAAGTCCAATGAGAATTAAAAATATACCAATCATACTTAATATGGTTCTCCGGTTTCGAAAACCAGGGCTGAACGTTGGGTTGATCATAAGAATTTTTTATCCATAAAATATTAAGTTTGCCTGTTTGAAGAGGCGTTTTTTCAGGGACCGATGTCGTAAGATTAATTTTTTTCCAGTAGTGTTCCGGAAGTCTTTTCTTAAGTTCATCGAACTGTAACTCGGTTCCTCCTTTAGGATCCATTGTTTAAAGTCCCACTCCCAATAACCATTTTAGGGACGGTGACTTTAACATCTCGTCTAATATGCTCTTCTTTTGTAGCTGTATTAGGATCTTTCACATCGTCCTCTGCTTCTTTATCTGACATATATTCTTTCTTCGTTTGTGTGTTCGTTAAGGTAACTTCAGTTTCACATCGATAACGTGGAACTAGTTTTCCATCTACTTCAATCTGATCTACAATGGCTCCTGATTCTTTAAATGGCATTAGGTTCTATCCTGTTGTAATACGCTAATGGATATATTAGCACTGGTGACGGTCGTTGTAAACTTTAAAGCATCACTCTCTTCTAAAACTAAAAGAGTACTACTATCTCCCTCTAAAAATTCTACTTTAGCTGCGGCAGCATTACTGCCTGCTTTTGCATAAATAACATTCGAGGTAGCACTGGCATCATATAACGTTAAAGTCCAATCAGCAGCAGCCGATGCATGAGCATTATAAGCTGCAACAGATTTAACTAAAGCCACAGTCTCTGCGGGACAAGTATAAACCGTTTGAATGTTTGTCGTTGAAACTACGCTGATACTGTTTTTATATGTATTTGCCATTTCTTCTTTTCCTATAATTTACCCTAACTCATAAACAAAGTAAAGGCTTCATATTCATCGATGAGTTGTTGCTGATACGTGGTATTTAATTTTTGTACAACGGAGCCTACATTATTGGCAAGGTTTTGAACATTGTCTCGATCAAACTCGGGTCCTAATATATCGGCGATTAGTTCTGCTATTTTTGCCATGTTTCCTCCATTAAAATATAGGATATAGAGATGGGGCGCAAAAAATTTACCATTTTATCTTCGGCCGCCTGCGTGGATATCTAGTCTAAACGTTCCCATTCGCCAAGTTTGTCCGGTACTTATGTTACCTACTTTAAGAGCGATTTGTCGTGCCCGCTTACGTGTATAAACTTGAGTGGTCGCGGTCGTAACAACATAGGAAGTTGAAACAGCCGTGCTACTTGGAAAGGCTTTAGAATTTAAACGGACTTCGGCATTCCCGGTTTGAGAACCAAAGTCAGGAATGATTCGGGAGACCCTCATCATATATTCCCCATGACCTCCAATACCTTCTTGTTGACTAATATCATAATCTCCTGATTCAACATAAGCGGCAATAGCATTCGTCGTTCCATCCGTAAAAACTTCATCAGTTCCTTTTTCTTGTTGCCAATAATAACTAGCTCCATTCGAAATACCTACGACCGTAGGATTGGTTGGAGCCACAGCACTCTTGAATTCAGTTGCATGAGGTTTGCTAAAAACACCTTCAATACTCCACGTTGAACGAGCTAAAGAAGAAGTCGTCCAGATTTGATTTTGAGGATTTGAATTTAAATAATTATAGGTAACAGATCGATCAACATAACTTGAACTACTACTTGGATAAAACCAGGTAATCTCTCCGAATAAAGCGTTGACGGCTACATGAATTTGTTGATTGGCATTTGTATTAATATCTTCAAAAACATAATCTTCAACCAGGCAAGGCATCAATTCCACTCGACCTCCGTTATAGCGATAGAACCCTGTCGGTCCCATCCAATAGGCAATACCATCGACTTCTGCCGCAGCGTGCTGACTGGACATTCCACAGTTCGTTCCGACCTGAATAAAACCAAAGGTTAAAGGAGGACCAATAAATTTCATGGTGTACATCGCTGTATCTGACCAGATATAAACTGCACTCTTTCCTACAATCCC